CACGGCGAGGGGTACCGTACCGAGTCGGACGTTGAAGATAACGAGTTCGTGAGGTACGCAGATACTCGCGCTAAGAATCGGGCGATTAGTGACCTTACAAGTAGCGGGGCGCTGTCCGAGGCGGAACTATGACCGTCTCACTCACCACCGACGAGTACCACCAACTCCGCCCGCGGGAGCGGGATTACCTCATGGCGGCCGCGATCTACCGCGCCAAGCATGACCGTATCCCGACGCGAGAAGAGGCGAGCGAAACGGTCGCGCGACTCACCGGCCGCGGTGACGCCCCGAACACAAGCTCCGCGGCGCTTGAGGGCCTGTTAGCGCAGGGCTTGATTGAGCGCGTGACGGGAGAGCCGACACCGAACGCGAAGGGCGTGCGCGTGACCGCTGAGGGCGAGCGCGTGTTGGCCTACGGCGCAGCGCGGCTTGACGCGGCGGCGACGGTCGAGTAGGGCGGCCCTATCTTTTTGCGCGTGGCGGGCGTTAGCCCGCACATGGACCCGACTACCGCCGTTGAACTTTTGACCGACAACCCGCAGCTTGCCGTCGCGCTCGGGATCGTGTTGCGACTTGCCCGCGCGTATCAGACGACGCTCACATGGCCGGAGTACCGCGCCGCACACCGGCTCAAGCGCGGGGTGTTTCCGTTGCTCAACATCGTTGCGCCCGGTCGTATTGTACTGGTAAGTGAGAAGGGCGGCCGTGACGACGCCGAGTATTTAACGACCATTGATGCGCCGGCCCGTGAGGTTGTGACCGTGCTGCGACGTAGCGGCGGGAGTCCCCACCTCCTCAACTCACTCAAGCGTCGACCGCCGGGCAACGGCGACCCGTTGACAACGGCGCACGTCGTCTTTACGCACACGGACGGCACGCAAACCGAAGCGTACCTGTTCACGAATAGCGACGGCTCAACGGACGTGTACGTACACCACGAACCGAGTACGGATACCCCGCTTCGGCACCTTACTGGTACGCAATCGGACGGCGACGTGCGCGGCGTTGTGACCGACGCGCTGGCAAACGAGTACGCTACGCCGGCCGCTTGAGTTCCACGCAAAAGGCGCAATACATGAGCAACGCGCCGCCCTCCCGTTCAATCTCGTCACCGCAATAGACGCACGCGTTCATGCGTCGCCTCCCGTCGCGAGATATTCTAAGCCCATTTCTATTCGACAATGCGGGCAAATTGTGCTTTTGCGTTCGTCACCGATGAACGTCTCCGAACACTCGGTACAGCGTATGCGATCCGCCGGTACGTCGGGCGTCGCTGCGGCAAACTCCTCGGTGGTCATGTCAGCTTCGGCAGCGGCGCTTCCCATGACCATGCGCTCGCGTTCAGTCATGGCGCCGCTCCTTTTCGGCGTCATTGTTTGCGAACGGGGCGACGCGCGCAATCTCGCCGCGGAGTTCGGTGTCTCTCATGATCGCAAGCCCGCGGCCGGAGTCGAACCGACCTACTCCGAGCGGGTTAGGCCGGCGTCATGCTGTAGTGCCCGCAGTCCGGGCAAGTGTTGAGCATCGTCTCGTCGGTCCAAAACGTATCGTCGCACTCGGCGCATTTCATTTCAATCGCTTTGTCACCGTCACAGTCGGCTCGGGTCTGAACTCCCATTACATATATAACATACACCCGTGGGCACTTAGTAGTTACGTAGGAAAACTTATAGTAACGTAGTGTATAGAATAGGACGCATGGCGAAGACTATGAAAGTCACCGACCCGACCGCTGCGGAAGTCGAATCGTATGCCGACGACCACGACATGAGCCGTAAAGACGCGCTTGCGCGGATGCTCGCCGAAGCGGGGTATGACGTATGAGTGAGCAAGACGACGGAGAAACTGATCAGGTCGGCCGGTGTGCCGATTGCCTCGTCCCGCTCTACGATACCGGCGATTGGGCGTATGACGCCGACACGGGCCGGTACTACTGCCGTCAGCACGCGGAGAAACGCGAGCGTGGTATCAATGCGTGATGGATCCGGAGACGTAATTTAATGACACCCACAGAACTCCAAGAAGCGTTAGACCACGGCGGCCACCTTGCCGACGCACACGGGCCGGGCGTGTACGCCTTAGAGGTGAGCGTGCCCAACGCCGTCGACGCCGTTCAACGCGCTCGCCTCAACGTCGCCGACCACCCGTTCCCCGACGCCATGGCCGACCAGCTTGCCGCCGCTTCCAGAGTGATTTACGTCGGTGAGTCCGGCGACGTGTATGGGCGCTTGATGGACCACGCTCGCGGGGAGGTGCGCCGGGCGTCGTTGCTTCGCGCCTTTGAGGTGGCGGGCGTGGTGGGTGTGTGGCCGGGCGAGCGGTCGGGCGTCGCCGAGCGGGATCGGGCGCGGTCGTTGTCGGACGCCGACACCGTGGCCTACGCGAACGGCGAGTTATTCTAACCCCGTCGCAATCCTTTTAGGGACGGCCGTGTTACTACGGGACAAGCAGAAAGCGACGCGGGAGAACCGACCCACGCCTTGACCATCTTGGCGTTGGTTCTCCGGTGTTGTAACCGTTTCGGTCAGCCCGTGGCGCTTTCTGCGACACGTCATGATCGCAACCGACCGAACGCCGATTGATAGAACAGACCCCTGCCGCTGTGGGTGTCTTGCCGCGTATGTCCTTGCGGACGGCGCGCGTGAGTGCCCGCGTTGCGGCCGGGTAGAAACGAAAGCCGCCGGAGGTGACGCATGACCCCGCTTAATTTAGAAAACGCTTTTATTTTGAGCGGTGGCGCTCCACGCGGGGGCGGCGAAGCATCCCCGAACAGCCGAGATAGACCGCGACACGGCCGTTGCGGGAGCGACGGAGCGGCGACGGTGGTGGTTGATGGTTCCAACGTGGTTCCAAACCACCACCACACCCACCACGCCCCCACCGCTCTCGCCCCGGTTCGGTTCCAAGGCGGAACCGTGCTGGCGGCTCCGGGGGTGACACGGCATGCGTAAGGAGGACGTTGCCGAGGGGGAACAGACTAAGGTCGGCGCACGCGTGGACCGTGGTGTATATGCCGCGTTCCGCGAGTGGGTCGAAGATACTAACGGCGGCCGTGCGTACTCAAACGTCGGTAGCGCCCTTGAGCGGGCGATGTTAGAATACATGGACGACGACGAACTTCACGAAACGGTGGCACAGATAGACGACCAAACTAAGCAAAACGAAGCTCTACTGCGGCAAGTCATCAACCGCATAGAGAACGCGGATGGTCAAAAAGTAAAAGGCCAAATTACGGATTCAGACGGCGCGGCCAAAGTCCCGAAGGGCAAGAGTCCGGGCGACCGCAAGGAGCGGGAGCTTCACGTCATCCGAGCGTTGTATCAGTCTGACGGCGCGGATAAGTGGCACGTTGAAACAATCAAAGAGGCGGTTCAAGAAGTCGCCGAGGTGTCCACGCCGCAAACCGTTGATGATTATGCCGAGTCGATCACAGACACACAGGCGTTCATGTCCACGCGAAAGCCGAACACGTGGCGCATGGACCGCGACGCCGTGGTTGAACTCCTTAGCAAGAACGGGATTCCCGTGGAGGCAGAGGCATGACCCGCGCCGAACACTACGCCGACAGCCCTGAGCGCACCGTGCGCTACTCCCGCCGCGTCGTTCACCGCGCGCTCACAACGGGTCATGTCGGACGCGACAACGCGATTAGTGGCGCGGACCTCGCCGCGTTCGTCCCCGTGGCCGAAACGACCGTGCGGGACGTAATCGCCGAGTTGCGCGACGACCCGACCGGCCCTCCGATTGATAGTTGCGCGGACGGGTATTACGTCATTGCCACGGCCGCCGAGTTAGATCGGTACGTTGACCGTGTGACCGACGAGATAGCGACGAAACGCGAGCGCATGAAAGCAAACGTCAAAGCGTTCAATCGGAGGCACGCATGACGAGCGGCAAGCTCCCCGCCGACAAGTGGGGCGACGCAGCCGTGTCATGGCCCGACCGCTTCTTCCAGATTCGCGTGGCCAATGAGACAGACGCCGACCGACTCCGCGCCGCCGCGAGCGCAGAGGCCGACCGTGCCGACCCACGCCCTGACCGTATCGCCCGTCTGAACGAACGGCTCCAAGACCTCAAATGAGCAAACAGTTAGAACCAAGCGACTTGTTAGACGAGGACGGCACCGTTGACATGAGCATCATAAAGGGAATCGCCAATACCGCCGCTGGCGGGCACAGACGCGTCACGCCGGAGTTGTGTGACACCTTTCGAGAATGTATCGGTGACGGTATGAGTTCCAAAGAGACAGCTGAGGCGCACGATATGGGCGCGACGGCAGTCCGCCGACACGTAAGCGGGGAGTGCCATCATCCAGAACCCCGACTTGAGGAACCGAGATATGAACATATCCGCGGTGAAGGGTGGGTAGTCGTTGATGAGTGAGGATCGTCCATATCGCACGACATGTGATCGATGCGGCAAAACGCTTCGGTATCGATTTGGCGCGAAACCCACGTACTGCGACGAGTGTCACGCGGGGGTTGACCTTCATGATTGAGTGTCCCGTGTGTGACGACGCCGGCCCGTGGCCCGACACCTACGGCGCAGCCGGTGGGCGTCGGAAGCGGTTCATCCACGTGTATGAGCATGACGTGCGGGGACTCCCGTTCAAGAAGATTGAGCGGCTGTAACGACCCATAGTTTTATGTGATAGTCTAACTATGCCATAGTTGGATATGGACGTAACCACGATCCAATGCGGCAAAGAGACGCGTAACAATCTCAAGTCCTACAAAGAGGATAACGGGCTTGATAACTACGACGAGGCGATCCGTAGCCTCCTCGCGGCTGTTGACGGCGGTGATTCTCATGAGTGACGACAAGCAGAAAGTGACGGCGATGGTTGAACAAGACACCTACAAACGCATGAAGGCGTGCGACCGCCCCATGACCGAACTAATCCGGGACGGCATTGGCCTTGTGTTTGGCGGCGACGCCGAGGCGGTTGATAGTGACGCGCTCTCCCTCACGCTACAACCAGAGATTCAAGAGCGGATCAACGGCCACGCCGAAGACAAAGAAGCGTACATCCGCGAAGCCGTGGCCGAAAAGTTGGCCCGCGAAAGCAACCACAAGCGCCACCTCAACGCCAACGAAAGCGTGAGCATGAACTTCACCGACTTTGAGGCGCGGTTTATCGGAGACGTGCTATGGGAGGCGTCACAACAGCACTCCGACAACCCGAACACGCAGATTGAAAATGAATATCGATGGATGGCCCGCCGTTTCCACGCCGAGACGAAAACGCGGGAGGAGATGTTTGACGGCGAGTAACGACCCATAGGCTTACGGGCGCGGCCGCCCTTTGAACGCGCATGGAAGACAAGTGCGGCGCGGAAACCACGGACGGAACGCCCTGTGAGAACCCCGCCGAGTCGTGTCCGTGGCACGACACCGACGACCCGCCGGACACCGGGCGCGACTTTGCGATTGACGAAAGCGACCATGAGGATATTCTTGACGCCGCCAACAATGGCTTTTCCAAGGCTGGGTGCGCTCGCGCGGCGGGCGTTGACAAGGCGTCACTCTTGCGGTATCTGGACGCACACCCCGAGTTTCGCACGGCCTTCATGCGTGCGCGGTCCAAAGGGGAGCGCCGACTTGTCACGGGGCCGCTGTTCAACGAGGAGGACGCCCCGCGAGAAATGGACGGGCAACACGCCCGGTTCTTATTGAGTACATCCTTTGACTACGTGAAGACCGAACGCAAGGAAATCACGGGTGAGGACGGCGGGGCGGTGGAGGTGTCGAGTGACGTTGTAACCGTGACCGAAGTCGTTGACGAATGAGCCAACGTCGCTTTCGCTTTGAGTGGCACTTGAGCGAGAAACAGCGCGAACTCTTTGAGTCGGACGCCCGCTTTCGGGTCGGCATGATGGGCCGGCGGTTCGGCAAAAATGAGGTGTCGACCGCGATTGAAGTCGACTACGCCACCCAACCCGACAGTTACGACTTTGGCACCGACGACCGCACCGACGTGATCGCGTGGCACGTCGCGCCGACCTACCGACAGGCGTACCTCTACGGCTACAAGAAGGCGAAAGCGAAAATCCCCGACGCCCTCATTGACGACGACAATACGCGCGGGTCGGAGTGGGGGCCGAGCAAGATCACGTTCACGTTCGGCGCGGAAATCGAGTTCTTGAGCTACGGCAATCGCTCAGGGCTTCAAGGCGGGGGCGTTGACCTCATCGTTGGCGACGAGTGGGCGTATTCACCCTCGGAGGTGTGGGACGAAGACTTACGCCCGATGCTCATGGACTCCGGCGGGGGCGCGGTGCTTATCTCGAAGCCGCTCGGCGAGAACCACTTTTATGACTCATACGTGCGTGGCGCACCCCCCGACGCGCCGTATTCAAACGGTGAGCCGGCGGCCGACAATTGGCAGAGTTTCCACGCGACGGCGTATGACACGCCGTTTATCCCCGATTCGGAGGTGGACGCGACGAAGGAGACGGCCCCGGAAAGCGTGTTCCGGCAGGAGTACCTTGCCGACCCGCAAAGCGGTGGGACGCTCCTGACGCTGGATATGCTTGAGACGGAACCCGCCGAGGTGTTAGACGGCACGAATTGGCGGTGGCACGTGTCGGTGGACCTCGGCGTAGAAATGGACGCCGCGAAAGCACGGGAAAACGACACGGACTATTGGGCGCTTGCGGTCGTCGCCGAACACCCGCGCCATAACGAAGCGTATCTGTGTGAGGTGCGTCGTCGCCGCGGGCAAGCGCCGTCACAAGCGGCCCAATGGATACGCGATAGCATTGGGTGGGTGCGGACGAATCGCGTCAAATACGAAAAAGTACAGGCGCAGGCGTGGTTTGAGGAGGATTTAGAGGACCACGGCTTGACGCCGATCCCGCACACGCCCGACGCGAGCAAGGAGGACCGAATCATCGGCCTCTCGGTGCCGTTTTCCAACGGCGCGGTGAAACTCTTAGACTGGAGCGACATTAACGGCAAAGACATGGACTGGAGCGATTTCCGCACGGAATGGGCGGGGTGGCCCGGCGGCAAGGCCGACCAACTCGACGCCGTGGCGCAGGCGCTTGATGACGTGGCCTTTGGCATGAACGCCACGGGCGAAGGGATGGACCTGTACGGGAGGGACGCATGAGCGACGACGACGGCTTTGACCTCCGAGAGGCGGTCGAGAACGGCGCGCAGACGGTCGCGGAGACGTACCGCACCGTGTTGGGCGTAAAACGCGAGCAATACGTGTGTGAGCGGTGTGAGGAGTCGTGTGAGCCGGCGCACACCCACGACCCCGACCGCGCGGCCTTTGACGGCGGGGAGTCGCCAAGCTGGTACTGCGACAGTTGCGACCGGCACTTTGTTCGGGAGGTGTCCGACGAATCGTATACGATGGACCTCTACGGGCGTGACCCGCCGCAGTAATTGACCACAAATTACTTGTGCCATTAGATTCTAATTAGGCACGCATGACGACGACAATCAGCGTGGACGAAAGCACGCTTGAACGGTTCCACGAACTCAAAGACGAGTTTGACGAACAGTCGGATTTGCCGGACCACACGGCCAATTCATTCCTTTCGGCGTTGCTTGATACATGGGAAGCGGCCGGCGACGGGTATTACTCGGACCCGCCGAGTGAGGACGTATCGGAGCAACTCGACCGGATTGAGGCGGCCGCCCGCGAAGCGACGCAAGCGGCACAGAACGCGGAGAACGCGATCAACGAGGTGACGCAACGGTGAGTGACGACAGTATCCCGGTGAGTGAAATTAAAGAATTAATTGACGGGTGGCGTGAATATGATTTATCTGAACACGCCATGTTTGACGAGGGGCAAAGGCAATGTGCTGATGATCTTGAAAAACTAATTCAAGAATACACCCATGACTAACGCCCTCATCACCCGCCCGACCGACGCGCTCGGGTTGCTCGCGCTCATCACGGCGGTCATGGGCGCGGTGTGTGCGCTGGCGTTCGGCGTGGCCGTGTGGGGTGGGGTATGACGACTAAGGTACTCAACCTGTACGCCGGTATCGGTGGCAACCGCAAGCTTTGGACCGACGTGGACGTGACGGCCGTGGAGTGGGACGAAGACAAGGCGGAAGTGTACCGCGATCACTTCCCCGACGACGACGTAGTAGTAACCGACGCGCACGAATACCTCTTAGAACATTACGACGAGTATGATTTCATATGGGCGTCGCCGCCGTGCCCCACGCATAGCAAGATACGTAAAATCACGTCTAGGCCGGGGCAACAAAACGATCCGAAGTACCCCGACATGAAGCTCTATGAGGAAATCCTATTCCTCAAGGGTTATTTTGCCGGAGATTATGTTGTCGAGAACGTCAAGTCGTGGTACGATCCGCTTATCAACCCGCAAAAAGTCATGCGGCACTACTTTTGGTCAAACTTCTATATCGCAAACGTTGACTTTGACGCGCCGAATATTGAACAATCAAGTATATCGGAAATGGGTGAGATATACGGCTTTGACTTGTCCGGCCATGAGTTACCGAGTCACAAGAAGCGCAAGATGCTCCGCAATTGCGTCCACCCGAGCTTAGGTAAGCACGTCTTTGACGCGGCAACGTCCGACCGACAGACGACGCTTGTATAGCCCAAACGCTTAGGCACCGGGCGGTTAAGACACGCCCATGCCAAACGACTCCGCCGGATTCTTTCGCAATCTCGCCGGCTACGCGAACGAGTACCTTCGCTCAAAGCGCCGGGCGCTCCAAGACGCCGACCCACAGACGGCCGTTGATAGCGCGGGCGCAGGCACGGGCTACTCGTTTGACGGGCAAGAGGTTGGCTTTGAGGAATTACGCGACATTAAGGACTTGCGCGACTCGGGCGGGCAAATCGCGCAGTTGATGGACCACAAGGCCCGTCTCAATTTCGGAGAAGGGGCGGAGTTCGCCGTAGAAGATAACGAGGAGACGGAACAGCCCGTTGACGGCGAGCCGATGACGCTCAAAGACTGGTTGGAGCTTCAATTCCCGTACATAGACGGGCAAGTCCTTGAACTCGGCAAAGACGCGCTCTGGTATCCCGCGGCCGTGGGCGAAATCCGCGAGACACAAGCCGGCGGGTTCTCCGAGTTCCTGCCCGCCGAACCGTGGACCGTCCTCCCCAAGACGAACGGCAAAGGCGAGATTATCGCGTGGCAGCAACAAGTGCGACAAAACGGCCACCAGAAGGAACAGACGCTGAACGCCGACGCGCTCACGAATATCGTTCTCAACAAAGAAAGCGCCCGCGACAAGACCGGCATTAGTGAGGTGCTACGGAACGACGACGAGATTCGGGCGTTCAAAGAGAACGAACAGGCGATTAACAACGCGATTGAACTCCACGGCTTCCCCCAGCGACATATCAAAGTCGGGCGGGAGGAGGGTGCGCCCGTGCGTGACGACGACCTCCGGCGCGTTCGGTCGCTGTTTGACCCGCGTTCGACGGACGCGAACACCGCGTATTTCACCGGGCAAGACGTGGACGTAGAGACGCTTGAAGCCGAGAACTTTGATTTTGAGGCGATTCACGAAATGGACATGCGGAATCTCACGACCGCGTTGGGCTTGCCGCTTGAGGCGGGCAACGTCGGGTCCGATGGGTTGGGGAGTGGCAAGCCCGCGGAGTTGCGCTTTGCGTTGCTCAAGTTAGCGATTCAAGCCAACCAGCGATCCTTTAGCACGCAGTTTGTCGAGAAAGTCGTGCGCCCGGTGGTTCGGGACTACTCACCGTTTGACCACACGGCTAATATCACCTTGCGGATTGACAGCCCGCTTGAGGATATTGGTGAGACGGCCGACCTAATCCAGAAGGTGGGCGACCACATGACTAACGCCGAGAAACGCCGCCGGCTTGACCTTCCCGAACCCGAAGACGACGAGGTGGCCGACTCATACCGTAGCCCGGCCGATATTGAAGCCGCCGAGAAGGGCGACGCACAAGAGGGCGACCCGCTCGCGGGGCTGTTTGAAGATCGGGCAGAACAAGCGGTCGACCAGCAACTTGACGGTCGAGAACTCCGAGAACAAATCAGCGTCCCGGAGCGTGACACGACCGGTCGCACGCTCGCCGCGGTGGATCGACCCGCCAACGGCGACCCGCGGGTAGCCTTTCACACGCCAACGAGCGAATCCGTTGACGGGCAGATAGAGCCAATCACCGACGCGGCCGCCGACGCCGCTGGGGTTGATTCGCTCCCCTTTGAGACGCGGGCAACGCCGAGCGGACTGCTGTTCACGTTCGCCGGCGACGACGCAACGAATATGCCCCACCCGATGCTTGACGTATCGGAGTCGGCCGCCCATGAGACGGCCGGCAACGCGGGCAAATCAACGCTGTTTGCCGCGGGGTCAGTTGACGACCAGACGCTTCAACCGTGTTTCAGACTCTCCGAGCGACTGTCTGACGAGCAAGTGGCCGAGATTGAACGGCTCTACGGGTTCGTCGCCGGAATTGACGCGACGGGGTATCACAACGAAACGCGATTCTACCTTGATACCGGCCGCGTTGAGTTGTCACATATCGCGCTTGATGTGGCCGAAATCCTTGTGCGCCGGACGGTCGCCGAGACGGATATTTCCGTCGCCGACCACACGGTCAAAGTGTTGCCCGCCGGCAACGGTGAGCGCGAGCTACAGGATATTTCAGACATAGACACGGGCGACTATCCCGACGCGGCCCAAGAGAACGCGCGCATGGCGCTCGACGCGCGGGAGGACACCGACAACCCAAACGACTGTGGCACGCAGGTCGGGTGGGAACGCGCGAACCAGTTGGCGAACGGCGAGGACTTGAGTGAGGACACGATTGAGCGCATGGCGTCGTTCGCTCGCCACGAAGACAACAAGGCCCAAGGCGAGGACGGCCGCGCCGATTGTGGGTGGATGATGTGGAAGGCATGGGGCGGCGACGAAGGGATCGCGTGGGCCGAGCGCAAGAGCGACCAGTTCGACCGGGCGCGAGAGAACGCTGCCCTCTCGGGTGAGACGGATTTTAGGTGTCTCGGCGAGGGCGTCACCGACGACGACCTTGCCCACGCCCCGGAGTGGGACCGCCCCCTCCTTGAAATGTTCCGTGGCGTGTCCGACCCCGACGCCGACATGGGTCGGACACTCGTCTCCTTTGCGGCGTCGGACACGCCCGAGTTCGTCTTAGAGCGGATTCGGGAGGCAATCATGGGCGGCGCGACGTTCGCACAGTTTGACGGGATTGACGACGGGCGAATCATGGACTTTCGGCAAGAGTTCGCCGACGCCCTCGGGACCGACGACTTTACGCTGGATAGTCTGACGGACAACCTCATGGACTTTGCCGACCTGTCGCGTGACGACGCGGAACGGATCGCGCGCACCGAAAGTAGTGCGGCACTCAACAAGGCGCGCGAACTCGGCTATGAGCAGCGTGGCGAGGGCGACGAACTATTCTATTGGACCGGCGCAGACCCCGGCGACGCCCGACAGACGGAAGCGTGTGAGTGGTTGATTCGACAGACAAACCCGTTCCACGGTGGCGACCCCGTGCCGATGAACGAACTGCGCGATATGCTTACCGACGCGGCGGAACAAGACGACGACATACCGACGAGCATGGTCCGGGCGGATTCGTGGGTAATCCATATCAACGAGCGCAGCACGTTTGCGAAAGCGCCGCCGGGAGTTTAATCGGTATCTTTTAGTGTGTTGTAGTTGTAACAACACACGCAATGGTAAGCCAAACGGTAAACTTTGACCGCGGGCAGTATCAGTATATCGTTGCGACCATGAGCGACGGCGATAACGTGAGTGAGCGCGTTCGGGAACTTGTGGACAAAGGTATGAAGGTAGAGCAAAATGAATGACGACAGTATCCCGGTTGATGAACTCCGAGAGTTGGTAGAACATTACCGCGCTCGCGCCGAAGCGAACAAAGACAAGCCCCTAAACGTTCACGGTGGAATCGCAACGGGGAGAGAACGGAGTGCGGTAGACCTTGAAAAACTAATAGAGGACCACACCGATGAGTAACGACGGTGTGCCGGTTGACGCATTCGGCGGCGATTGTAACCGTGAGGAATGCGACCACCCGACTCCGTGGGACATGAGCGCGATTGCTGTAAACCGCGAGGACGTATATTGCTCCCCGGAGTGCGCGCGTGCAGCATTTGACGGCGACAGCGAGATTGACACGCTCGCACTCCACGACCCACAGGGTCACGTTGATTGGAAGGGCATGGGTGAGGAGGGTATGATCGGGTGTATCGTTCAGCCAAATGGACACGCACGCCAACAGTTAGACGAGTTCGCAACCATGTTCCCCGAATAGCCCAAACGCTTAGGCGACGGCCCGCCTTGTCGCGGGTATGAGCGACGACCTGCGCGACGACCTCAAGACCATAGACGGGATTGGCGACGCCAAAGCCGACGCGATTCTCGACATTCTCGCCGACCATGACCTCGGGAGTGACAGCGCGTATGTGACGAAAGCAAAGGACGCCGCCGCCGAGGGCAACTATCGGGAGGCGGCCATCTACCTCAATCGCGCGGGGGACGAATAGATGCCCGAGAAAGTTGACGAGTGTGTCAAGTCCGTCATGGATGATAACCCCGACATGAGCGAAAGCCGCGCGTTCGCCATTTGTAACGCGCAGGCGAACGCGGGTGAACTCTCCGACGCGGGCGAGAAGGCGCTTGTCGCCACGTACCTGCGACAGATTGAGGGCGCGGCCGCCCTGTCCGACTCTGACCGCGAGGCGATCAAAGCCGCCGAGGGGTTCAGCGACCGCCTCTTAGACGAAGACCCATGCCAAGATGGTTGGGTCATGGTCGGGACGAAAAAGCAAAACGGCCAAACCGTGCCGAACTGCGTGCCCGAGGAGGACGCCGACCCCGCTAACCTTGCCGCGTCAGACGACCGGTGCGGCGAGGGCGCGGTCCAAATCGGCGACACGTGCGTTCAAGTTGAGTCGGTGGACGCCCCCGCGTCTATCCTCTCCTCGGATGCGTCGTATCTCACGCTCAAGTCCTTAGAGTCCGAGCCGATTGAGCGCGTGGAAGCGGGCGATAACACCGTGCGGTACACCAACGTCAAGCTCTTGAGTCCCGGCATTTGGGCCGACGCCGGTAGCCAAACCGAGACATTCTACCCGCCCGAGGGGATCGCCGCGCTTGAGCCGGACTTTGACGAGTCTGCGCATGACGGCCCGCCGCTCAATATCATGCATGACCTTGATACCGACGAGTGGAAAGCGCATGAGGCGTCGGTGGCGGGGCATATTGATCCCGACAGTCTCGACACCGACGACGACGGCAATCTCTACGGCGACCTTGTGCTTGATACGGCGACCGGGGCGGGGCAATTCGCCGACGAGAATCTTCAAAGCACGCTTGAAAAGGAGGGCACCGTTGGCTTTGGTGGGCCGAGTGTGGAAATCCCGGCGCGTGGCCTCAAGCAATCGCACGACCCGCAGCGCGATATGCCGCGCGTTGATGGGGGCCTCCTAACCGGCGTGGCGCTCGTCATGGACCCCGCGTCAAAGAGCGTGAACTTCGCGCGCGAGGCGGCCCGCCGGCCGATTGCCATGAGTGGCACCAACGCTAAGGCCCTTACGCGTCAAGGGGCGCGTATGGCTCCGAAAATCCTTGAAGCGGACCCCGGCGAAGTGCGCGAAATCCTCGATATGTTCGGCCTTGATACCGACGACCTTGACGACGCCGAGGTGATGGACATGGCCGAAGACCTTCACGGCGACCTCATGGACGAACTTGAGGGTGACGGCGACATGGAAATGGAAAGCCATGACGGCGAGGAGGACGACGAGGACGAGGAGGAGGACGCGGAAATGGAAGCCGACGACGGCATGAACGACGACATAGACGCCGTTCAGGATCGCGTCCAAAACCTCGCGTCGCGGCTTGAAGACCTTGAGGACATGGTTGCGAACGCCATGACCGACGAGGAGCTTCAGGCCGAACTCGCCGAGGCGAAGGGCAACGAACTCGCCGCGGCCGACACGGTTGACGAGATTGACCGCCGGCTTGAACAGCTTGAGGAGCGCGGTGAGGAGGCGCGAACCCTGACCGACGTGGACGATGAGCCGGACTTTGAGCCGCAGTACGATACCACGCCGGCCACCTCTGACGGCTGGTAGGCCGGGCTTTCATGCCGCCCGATAGGGTGGCGTCGGCCGTCGCAGTAGCACCTTACTTTTTAGGTAGCACGTCATACGGTGAGGTAGAATCATGCCCACTGAAACACAGGGAGAACACACCTTCCAGACTGAAGTCCTGATTTCCGGCGAGGAAATCCGGGGCTATAACGCCAACGGCGCGCTTACCGCTGGCGAGCCGGTTGGTGTGAGCGGCGACTATGAAGTTGAACCGAGTACCGCAGGCGAGGGCGACTTTCTCGGCGTCGTGCTGTATGACGTAGCGGACGGCGAGGAGGTTGCCCTTGCCGGCGACGACTGCGAGGTTGACATTCCCGTGTCCGAAACGGTAAGCGCGGGCGACGAACTCCTCCCCGATGGATCGGGCGAGTTTGAAACCGTTGCCACGTCGACCGGGAGTAGCGGCGTCGCAATCGCGCAGGAGGGCGGGTCCGCGAGTGATACCGTGGAGGCGTATATCTTCGCCGTTCAGGGGGTGACTGCCTAATGTCCACCGAAGCAGCCCGAAACAAACTTCAGCAACACGGCAAGAGCGGGAATTGGCGTTTCAAGATGCTCATGGAGGCCGGCCTCCGCAACTCCGACGTAACCGCGAAGGAGGTTGCGAAGGTGTGGCCCGGCGGCAACAAGGGCGATTACAGTTTCCTTCAGGGCAACCCGAACCGCACGCTTGAGGCAGAAATGAGCCGGACGGCCCGCGCCGAAGCGGGCACCGACCGGCACCGCACGCTCAAGGACTACGCGCTTAACGCCGACTCCACGGCGCTCCCCAAGACGCTCAAGAGCAGCAAGCATCTTGAGGAGGACGGCGACGTGATTGAGGCACGGCTTGACGACGCCATCCCGCGGATGCTGTTTGCCACGTCCGACCCCGAGGAGGTGGACACGCTATTCCGCGAACAGCTCCTTGAGGTTATCATGGAGGGCCGCGAACTCCGCAAGGTGGCCCGCGACGCGTCCAACGTCATTAACGCGTCCACCCGCGTCGGGGACGTGACGGTTGCCTCGGACGAGGAGTTTGCCCGGCCGACCGCGCAGGGCGCGGAAATCCGCGACAACGGTGAGGACTACACCACGGTCGAGTGGAACTGTACGAAGGTCACGCAGGGGAGCCGCGTCACCGACGCCATGCGCGATCAGGCCATGGTTGACCTGATTGAGCGCAACATCCAGCGCGTTGGTGCCTCGGTCGAGAACGCGATCAATCGCGTGTTCCTTGAGGAACTGGTTGACGACGCGCGGGCCAACCACGACACCGCCGGCACGGATCAGGGCTACAACGCGCTCAACGAGGCGGTCGGCGAGGTTGATAAGAACGACTTCCGGCCGGATACCTACGTCACCCATCCCGAATACCGGACGGTCCTGTTCAACGACACGAACCTGTCGTTCGCCAACCGCGCGGGCACCAACGAGGTGCTTCGCAACCGCGAGGACGCACCGATTATCGGCGACATTGCGGGCCTCGATATGCACGCCGCCATGTCGGGCGCGACCTACCCGGACGGCACCGACCCCGGTTGGACCGCCGGCTCCGAGACGTGGGGCTTCAACGCGGACGGCGAGAAGGGCGCGGTTGTGTACGACCGCGACAACATCCACACGATTCTGTACGCGCCGAACGGGCAGGATGTTGAGGTGAAGGACTACGAGGACCCGATTCGGGATATTACGGGCGTCAACGCGCGTATTTTCGTGGACGCGCAGTATTCGCAGGGCCGGGCAGCGAGTACCATCGAGTTCTGACGCCGTAGCCCGGTCGGTACTATTTTTGTGATAGCGCGTTACCTACGCGTGTGAAAAACCAGATTCACACGGGCGACGCGTTTGACGTATTGCCGAGGCTTGACGCCGAAAGTGTTCACGCAGTCGTCACCGACCCGCCGTATGGCCTCGCGTTCATGGGTCGGTCGTGGGACGACTTTGAGCCGAAAGATTATCAGGAGTGGTGCGAACGGTGGGCGCGTGAGGTAAAACGCGTGTTGAAACCCGGCGGCCACTTGCTTGCGTTCTCGGGCAACCGGACGCACCACCGGGCGTTTACGGGCGTGGAGGACGCGGGCTTTGAGATTCGGGATACGATTACGTGGCACTACGGAAGCGGGTTTCCGAAGGCGCTCGACGTGAGTAAGGCGATAGACAAGCAGGCCGACGCCGAGCGGGAGGTGGTCACTCGGGAAGAAAAAACAAACCCCGCCACGGGGACAGACTACGGTTCATACGGGTCTGATGGGATAGTTGAACGAACCGCCCCCCCCACGGACGCCGCCGAGGAGTGGGACGGGTTCAAGACCGCGCTCAAGCCCGCGACTGAATACGTGGTCGTCGCCCGGAAGCCACTTAGTGAGGGCACGGTCGCCGAGAACGTCCAGACGCACGGGACGGGCGCGCTGAATATTGACGGGACGCGGATTGACCATAACGAACCCAAGAAAACAACCGATCGTTCCGAATTTGGGGGCAACACGTACAACGGACGGGTTGATGAATCGTTAGGCGACACCGGCATCGCGTCACCGGCACAAGAAGGCCGCTACCCGAGTAATGTCGTGTTTGACGAGACGGAAGCCGAGCGGTTGGACCGGGAGGTTGGGCAGTTGGAAACGGGCGATACGGTTACACGGTCAAATGGCATTTGGGGCGGCGGGTCCGACGAGATAAAGGACTCTCCCGAGTATCAAGACGGCGGCGGCCCCTCCCGCTATTTCTATACCTCAAAGGCCACCAAAGCCGAGCGCACCTTAGACGGCAAGATTGACAACGCCCATCCGACAGTCAAACCCGTTGACTTGATGGAATGGCTCGTCACACTCGTCACGGCAGAGGGCCAAACCGTGTTGGACCCGTTCACGGGGAGCGGCACCACGGGCATGGCGTGTAAGGAGTTAGGCCGGGCGTTCGTCGGGATTGAACGCAATCCCGAGTATGCGGATATAGCTCGCGTGCGGTGTGGCATGACGCCCGACGATCCGAGCGTGGTCCGTGACGACGACAACCAGAACGGCCTTGAGGCATACGACTAACGCCGTAGCCCCTTTCTTTTTGCCGCCGCCCGCGTAGCGACCCATAAACCTTTGTAGAAAGCGGCATAATGGTCGCGTGTGCAATTCCGACGCTCCCCCGGCGCGCGTGCCATAGACTCGGATTGGCACCGTCAGCGCCAGCGTGCCCGCGAGGAGGCGTATAGTTCGGACCTTGAGGCGTGGTTTAGCGACACCGAGATTATCAAGTACAATCTCGACACGGCCCGCGTCACCGGGGCGGACAATCCGCGCGTGTTCTTGTGGCGGCGCGCGATTGACCTGTTCGGGATCAACGGGACCGACGTGCGGAACTTGAGGGATCGCTAACTATACCAATGAAGTTTGACACGCCGCACGACCTCGCGGAACATCTATACAATAGGACGGTTGAGCCGGGCGACACGGCGGAAGAACGGGTGCGTATCGCCGTACTATCGACGCGGTTTGCGTTTCAAAAATTCGCCGAACAAAACGATGAGTAGCAACCCACCCACATGGTCGCGGTCGTTCATCCCGGACGGCGAGTTCGTCGACGACTCCTATTCGGAGGCCGAACTTGAGCGCATGGACGGGCGCGAACTCCAGAGTCTCGCGGCAGCACACCCGACCGACGAGGTGAACGGCAAGAGCAAAGCCGACGAGATACGGGAGGTGCTTGAAGGGAAACAACGGGTGGATACATGAAGTGCGAGCATTGCGGGGCTGTGTTTGAAGGGTTTGCTGCCGAAGAAATGCTACGCGATCACCGACGCGCCGAACATTCAACTTGGGCCACAAAATGAGCACCACCGACGCCCCACCCGCGCCGCCCAAACTCGTCGCGGAGACCGCCATTGAACGCAACGAGGTGGAGGCGTTGACCTTTAGCGCCGCCGAGTTTGACGAGTTTGATAAACACTTCAAGCGCCGGTTGGCGGGCGCGGCCGACACGGACGAGATAAGCGGGCGGTCTACGCTCTTAGAGATTCGCAGTTACTTTGTCGTTCAACGGACGCTCGGCGAGTACGACCTGTAAGCGGGCGTGGCTTTTTGCGGGCGTAGGCCCTCCCTCCGGTAATGCCCGACCTTTCGGAGCGGCAGGCCGAGGTACTGCGTGAGTTGACGGACGGAGCAACTACACGCGAGGAGGTTGCCGACGCGCTTGGCGTCACAAAATCTACCGTTTCGGATCACTTCCACGCGCTTCGAAACGCCGGGGTCCATATCCTCGCGGAGCGCGACGGGAATCAAGTCACATACACGCTTGCGAACCCGCCGGAGGAACCTATTACAACGGACGAAACCGACGAGAGCGACGCGCTGCCGGACTTGAGTGACACGCCCGTTGCCGACGACGCCCCGGACATGGATGACCTCACAGACCGCGAGCGCGTGCTTATTTCGGAACTCCAAACCGGGGCGACACTTGCCGACCTCACCGCGCGACTTGACGAACGCGACGCAATCGTAACCGAACACTTACGCGAACTCCGGCGGTCAGGGTGGAAGGTCTATATTGACGAGACGGCGGAATACATCGGCTTAGAGACGGATGAACCCCTGCGGTCAAGCGAACACAAAGGCACCCGAACGCGAAAGGCAAACCGCTGGTGGGAACTCACACACTCGGCGCTTGAGCGACGCTTTCGAGAACTTGAGACGCCCACGGCGACGCCCGCGACGGACGCCACGGGCGCAGAGGATTGGGTGACACACCTGACCGACCTCCACGCTGGCGACGAGGTGTTAGGCTATCAGGGCGACGTAGTACACCGCACCGAGGACTTGCCGCCGATGATTGACCACATTACCGAACGGTCGCTCGCGCTCGCGGACAAACACGGGTCGGACTATCGCACGGCATACTCCTTGTGGGGCGGTGACTTTGTGACGAACGAATCAATTTATGAGGGTCAATTTGAGGACTTAGACGCATGGCTTGACGAACAGATTGACGTACTCCATGATCCACTCATCCGGCACTTGAAGGCGCTATCCGAAACGTTCCCACAAGTCCATATCGTGTGTCAGGCGGGCAACCACGGCGAGATACGCGCGAACGGATCGTCAAAGCAAGCCAACGCCGACCTCATACTGTATAAGTCCGTGCGAAACACGGTGGCCGCGCTTCAAGAACTCGGGGAGCTTGCGAACGTGGAGTTTACGATCGGCCGCGCCGGCCGACCCACGGTGTTCTATCTCCGCGACGGCGAGATACACGGCCAATTGCGCCACGGGCAAGACCGAAGCCCGCAGGCCGACACGTCGGCACGGAAGAAGGAATGGCTGAGTACGATCCTCGATAGTCTGAACGCGGGGACGGCGGTGGACATGATATGGATGGGCCACCACCACGTATCAGGGCGCTTGCCGTGGAACGGCCCGCCCGTGCTTATCACCGGGAGTCCGAAACCCGGCGGGGAGTATGCGCGGAAACTCGGTGAGGTAACCGGGCCGAACGTGCCGACTATCGCACACGCACACGGGGTAAGCGACGACGGACTCACGGGCGTATTCCCCATTGATACGCGGCACTATCAATAGGCCGCCGTAAGTCACGCGAGCGAACGGGCGGAAAGCCCGCGGTCATCCAGTACCGTCACCACTAAGCCCGTGTTTGTGGCGCGACGGGGCGGCCACCCGTCTGTAGGGGGCATAACGTTTTGAAACGTCGGCCCGAACACACGCCCATGCCCGACCCGAGCATTGACGAGGTTAGCAAATCCGATTGGGACACCGACCTCACCATTCGAGAGCAAGACGACCTGATTGAACAGGTGGAACTCCTCTCCTCAACGGGATGGTCGCAACTCTCCCGTGATCGCAAAGCCGAAGCGATCCGCAACGCGCTCGGCGAGCGTGACACGCTGTATAGTGAGGACATGAGTCGCTTACCGACGCTTGACGGGGACGCCGAAGTGTTTACGTTGGCGCTGGCTGCTCACAAAATGGAACTCGCCGAAGGTGGGGAGGCTCAAAGCGAAAGTGGCGAGGGCGGGAGTGTGTCATACGCGAACGGTGGCGCGGGCGAGGACTACTTACAGCAAACGCGCTATGGTCGCACGGCCTTACGTCATGTGTGGATGGATAACTCCATATCAGTAGTGCGCACGTATTAGAATGTTATCCGCAAGTGTAGAGCTTGACGTTGACGTCACCGCCGAGGACGTGTATCAGGCCCACCGCGACCGAATCAAAGACGCGGCGGACCTCGGGTTTGCCGTGTCACGAGAGGAGGTGCCCTTTGACACCGGCACGCTCAAGCCATCGGGGTTTCCGCCGGAGTTCCGTGGGGAGGACGTTGTGTTCGGGTATCAGGCCCGACAGGCTGCCCCGATGGAATTCGGAACCGAACCGGGCCATACACCGCCGATTCAACCCCTCGTTCGGTGGGCCGAACGGATCGGCAAAGACCCCGGCTTTGGCGTGTGGGTAGCGACTCAAAAGATCCCCGAGCAGGGAATCACCCCGCAACCTTACTTAGAACCCGCCGCCGACCGGATGCTCCCGTGGCTCAACAATCACGGGTTAGACCTATAGCCCCTTGAGGGATAACTTTAAGTACCCACGGGTGTATGTTGTATATGTGATGACGGAACAAGTCAAAGTCACGCTCCCCGACCACGTTTCACCGATCGACTCGCGTCTTGACGGTGCGCACCTCACGATTGAATACGACAGCAACTACAACGGTCGCGGCGAGACGGTCACCGCGTCCGGCACCGCGGAACTCGTCGGTGTCGACGACCACTTCACCGACACCCGTCTTGTCGTTGACGGTCGCCGCGTCTCTCCGAGCGGTCATGTGTTCGGTAGTGACGGGCGGCACGTCGGCACCGACGCCACGCTCACCGTGACCGTTGACCGCGACGACGCGATTGGCATGGTTACGAGCGGCATGAGTTACGACGTGGACGACCCCGGCGCGGGCGAGATAGTCGTTCAAGCGTGGGATAACAGCGTCATAGAATCGCAAGGCTTCATGGCTGGCACCTTAAGTGTGAGCATGGAGCGGGTTTGAAATGGCCACAAGTGGATTTTGCCCCGAGTGTGACTTTTATGGGGAGTTCGAACGGTTAGGAGAGGAGCGATTCAAGTGCCAAGAGTGTTTTGCGACCGTGAACCCCCGAAACATACCACATGCCGTCACATCCAAATCCGCGTGGTGCGGCCAAGATAAGTGTCCAAAGTGCCAAGGTCATTCGCAGGGACCATATGAGCGAGCGTAAGAACCTCAAGATCGCAAAGGATACCTACGACGAGTTGCGCGAGGAAAAGCGCGACATGGAAACGTGGGACTCAATGCTCCGCCGACTCATGCGAGAGGACAACGATGAGTGACGACTACGCCGACCAATACGACGACTTAGACGACAAGGACATACTAATAGGCATACTAACCGAGTTACAACAAATCCGCCTGCGCTTAGACGCCCGTGAGCGCGACGACACGCCGCCGACCTACGAGTGTGACCGTTGCGGCGCAACCGTGCCGAAAGACGGACGTGCGCCCCATGCGCGCGACGCACACAAGGCTCCGCCCGAGGAAGTGAAGCGTATCTTTACGCAGGTAGACTAACCGAACCACTAACCCCTTCCTTTTCGTATGGCGTCGTATGAGCGCGACGGACACGACGACCCACGTTGAGGAGATTATCGCCCTGCTTGAGGCGGCCCCTGATACGGATTGGACACGCGACACGCCCGATGTGCGCACCTATTGGGCGGATAGCCAGCAAGAACGCGGGCCGGGCGACGGGCAACCCGCCGTGCTATACGTGTGGAGTCCGACCGACTCGTCACTTGAAACCTTTAGCATGGACGGCGACGAGTTCCGCGAGGACACAACCACCGAGGTACAAATCTGGAGCTTAGACGAAACGGAAGCGCGGCAACTCCAAGCCGACGTAACCCGAATCTTGTCGCAATTTCTTGACGACAACGCGACGAATACGCCGTATAGTGACGTACACCCGGTTAATCAGCGCGACTTTCGGGAGCAAAAGCCCGCGCGGGATACGCGCCACTACGTCATGGCCGTCGAGATTGAGACGACGGGCTTATCTGATACTGAAAAGCCATGAGTGGACCGACCCTTAATATTACGGCGGGCAAACATGAAGGTAGTGAGTCATGAGTGTCGCACACAATCGCCTGTGTACGGTTCAGTATCGCACGGAGTGGTCTATGAAAATGATCCCGTGGCACCGCCAACTCATATCGGTCATTTACGGCGTTGGCGTGATTATGATCGCGTTGTGGGCGCTTGAGCAAGGGTCCGGCCCGTATGTCGTGTTGGGCATTGTCGGCATGAGTATGTTGACGCTCATGCTTATCTTCGGCGTTGAAATCGAATCCGTCACAATCGGCAACGTGGGCGAGATACAATTCACCGACACCGAGGCAAACGAGAACGACGACGACGACGACTAACCACAATCTATAACCCACCGTCCGTTCTATCCGTTTGTGTCGATAAGGCCACGGAAGGGCAATGACTTCCACACCCCGCGAAAAGCGGGAGGGTACTGGGATGGGAGGCCGACCGTGGCGCGACGTTTTCGTGTGCGATAGGGCAAACGCTTAGGGGACGGGGCGTTTTGTGCCGCGTATGAGTACCGCTCAGTCTCTGTGGTCCAACGCCCGCACGCTCAGTATCCAGAACTCCGCCGATGAGTCCGTCCCGATTGCCGGGATTCAAGAGGTATCGATTGTGCCGGCGTATGAGCATGAGGAACTGTATACGATGGACTCCTCGTTCCGCGACACCGTAAAACGCTTTGAGCATAACGTGAACGTCGAAATCACGTATGCGAAGTTCCACCCCGACGCCGCGCAAGAATGGCTCGGTGGGGAGGGCGCGACCGCCACGGCGTCACAAGATAACAACGACCCGATGAAGTTCAATCTTGTTTCCGTCACTCCGAGCGCGGACGGCGGCTTTGAGCGCACGGCCGTCGTTGAAAACGTCGTGTTCCCCGAGTTCCCGGTCGTAGAGGGGAGTTACGGCGAGTATGAGGAGTTCGACCTAAGCGGGTCCGGTCGCCAGCTTAGTGACCTCAGCGACACGTCCGGGGCCTAACGCATGACCGACGACCAACCGCCGGGCATGGACGCCGACAATTTGGACGAACTCGCGGCCGACCTTGCGCTTGACGCCGCGCAGTCCTTTGAGGAGAAACAGGCCGAACAGCACGACCTCCTTGACGCGGTGGCCGACGAGGAGGGCGCACCGTTGCTTGAGACGAAAGCGACAATCGCGGGCGTCACCGTGCCCGTGTCCGGGCGGCTCAACGGCGAGTTCATCGAGCGCGTGGAACGCTTAGACGAGGAGGCGAAACGCCGCGCCAACGACGAGGACGCCGAAAACGGCGTGAGCGATATTATGCGCGAACTTGCCGACATTATTGACGGGTTGATTGACGACGACGAACTCACGGCGCGGGGCGTGTATCAGACGTATCAAGCGGAAGGCGTCGGCCCGGTGCGGACGATTCTTGAGGAGGTGATGGACGCGCTTCAAACCGAGGATGAACGCCTTAGGGGGGAGGCTGACGGGTTTCGCAAAGAGTAGCGACAGGCTGTTTCAGTACGCCCTCGTTCAAGACGCGACCGGCAAAACGGCCGCCGAGATACACCGGATGGATCGGTGGGATCGGTACATGACGGCGTTGATTCGGCGGCGGATGTATAAAGAGAAATACAAGGATTCGGGCGGCGGACGTTAGTCGTCTTTTTCTACTTTCGTTTTTGATTGGCAACTCGGACACGTCGCACTTAGTAACTCACCCGAGTATTCCCACGAGTACCCGCATGAATCGCACTCCACCTTACTCATGCTTTGCCTCAAGATACGCCTCATATAGTTCATTCACCTTCGCAAGAATCTCGTCAATTTCATCCGATTTGTCGTATTTCTCAACGTGGGACTCATCAATTTTAGCATCACCCTCTACTGCCTCATAGACGCGGAGGAATATCGTGTCTCCGGGTAATAATTTACCATCTTCAATTTTATTTTTCGGGAGCGTAATAGCACTCCGAGTATTATAAACGTCACACTCCCAAACGGACGCCCAACCCGATCCCCCGTGGGACTCTGCCGCTTCAACAACAATATGTTGCCCCCTTTCAACATCCAAATCGCCGACATTTATCCGCGGCTCAACATCTTGCGAATTGTTAGCCTTCGGAGAGCGGTGGAGTGTATACCGCTTCTCGCCAATAAGTTCGCCTTTTTGTGACATAGGCAGTTTCTACTACCTCCACCACCACCTTATTGTTTTCGGTTGTATTAGCCCGCACGCTTTTTGTGCCGCGGCGTGAAGTCACGCGTATGGATAGAATCCATTACGCGTTAGGTGCTGCGGTGTTGAGTATTGTCTTCATGATCGCCACGGGTTCACTCGCCGGCATGGTGGGCGTCTTTGTGAGCATGGCCTTCGCTGGGTGGGAGTTCGCAAAGAAACACGCACCGGCAGAGGTGTAATATGGTTACAGCCGAGGAGCTTAAAGTCGCCATCAAGTCCGAAGGCGTCGCCGAAACCCGCGAGGACGTGGAGGAGATCGGCGAATCAATGGAGGACACGGCAGAGCAATCCGGTGACGCAGCCGAGGAATTAGTCGGCTTTTCAGAGCGGTTAGCGGGCGCGGCGTCGGCGGCGGTCGCCGGGATCGCGCTTATCGCGGGTGGCCTCTTATCGCAAGTGCCCATTCTAAGCGAGTTCGCCGCGGGCCTCGGCGCGATTGTTTCGGCTATTGGGCTTCAGATTGACCAACTCTTGCGCGACCTCGGCGCGGGTGGCCTCACGGAAATCCTATTCACAGCCGCGAACGCGATCCTCAATTTAGAGGGCGCGGCAGCAGACCTTGCGGGGGCTTTGGGGGTTATTGGTGGTATAATCGCGGGTGCCGTTACGGGGATTGTTGGCTACGCGGCGTCTGTCGCGGTTGCGACTGGCAAAGCGTCCGCGTTTACTGCGACACTCAAGAGCGTGGCAACGGCGTTAGCGGGTATTATCGGTGGAATTAGCGCGACCACGGCCGCGCTCGCCGTCGCCGTTGCTGCGGTGGTTGCTTTTGCCGCGGCGTACCTCACGAACTTCAGGGGCGTTCGGGACACCACAAACCGAATCATTAGCAACGTCATAGACACCGTGGTCGGTGGCGTTGCGTCGTTCATTAGCTCGGCGCTTGACAAAATCGGTTCATTTGTCGGTGACGTAAACGACTTCTTTACCGGCCTTGCGTCTGACCTCTCCGACTGGGCCGGCAACGTCGCCAGCGACGCCGCCGACTGGGGCAAAGACATTATCCGCGGGCTGATTGACGGTATTACCTCACTCGCGGAGTCCGTCGCGAACGCCGTTCAAGGTGTTATCAACGGCATGATCCGCGTTATCAACACGGCCTTAGACCAACTCCCCGACCAAGTGACGAGTCGCCTTGGCGTTGAGTCGTTCGGCATGGTTGACTTTGACGCCGACTTTGGCACGGGCAGCGGTGGAGGCGGCGGGGGCACCGGGCGCGCTCGCGGGTCCATCAATCGCGGCGGAGCGCGTTCCGACGTTGTGCTTGACGGACGGAAGCAAAGCGAAGATACCGGGCGCTATCGGGCCGACCCCGGACGGCGGCGGGGGCTTTGAATGGCCGTCGCAACCCTCTCGCGTGGTAGCACAAGCGTAGAAATCCCCCTCGTAGAAGAGGGTGGAGAAATATTAGTAAGTTCAACTTTTGGTAAACCGGAAACCACGGTGCGAGAGTCGGGCGGCACCCTTAACCCCCGCGTTCTTGACAACTTTTCGGGTTTACAAGGCATTCAGTTAGTCGGCCGATTCTTTGAGTACGGTAAGAGCCACGACCTCGCCGACCTAATCAAGAGCGCGTCACTTGACCCGCTTGAGTTATCACTCCCGACCGATATTTACGACGACCCCTTGCGTGTCGCGCCGGCCGCGGGACAAGAGGGCGCGCTCACGCTTGAGTACCCCGCCAGCAAGCGCGATAACGTCAACGTCTCGTTGAACCTCACGCGCGTCGGGATCATTCAGGGCGTCAATGAGCAAGAGGCAACAACACCCACGGCGACGGGCACCGGCCCGATTGAACTCCGGATCGGCGGGACCACCGTGGAGGTGCCGACTGCGGGCCTCGGCTTAGAGCGCACGGTCGGGCGGCCGAACGACGCCATCCGGCGCGACCTCGGCGCAGACCCACGGTATGAAGTCAAAGCCAAAGTGACGAACGACGTGTTCACGTTCAACTTTGAGGCGACAGAGAACCCGATGAGCGTGTTAAACGCCATTACGGACAACGTGTTTCGAGAGCAACTGGAGCGGGACGGCGTGACCGTGGATTTCAACGGCGTCCTTGGCCTCGGCGCGATTGAAGCGGTGCCCATCGGGAGCGCCCCGTTCCGCCAAGTCCAGAGCGCCGGGCAGGATTGGGTGAGTGTGCCAACGCTTGAACTCCGGCGTATCTTCTCACAATAGCCCAAACGCTTAGGGGGAGCATTGCGTACCCACGCGTATGACCTCAACGGGGTATTCGGATTTTGGAGAGGAGTGGTCGCATAAGAGTAGTTTTCGGCAAGACCTCATTACGCGCGGCACAACCGTAGAGGTGCTACTGTATGACGACGCGACCGACTCGATCACCGATAGCGACGATGTGGGGGCCGTCACGACCGAACCCACGGACGGTAATTATACCCGGCAAACGTTTACCCTTGATTCGACGGATGTGACGCTCACGCAAGAGGCGGGCGACCTCCGAGCCGAGGCGGTCGTCACGTTTGACGTGGACGGCACCACGGGCACCGTGGACGCGACTATGACCGTCGTGGACTTCCAGAGCGACGTTGTGAACGCCGAGGGCGCGCAGAACCCACACCACATTTACAGCGCGACGCTGGATATTGGAAGTCAAGACTTGAGCAACTTTACCAGCATTGAAACCACCGTGCGGCTTGACCTCAACTAATGGCCCAAAACGATCCATTTACGACGGCGGCGTTTGGCGTGAGCGACACGGGCACGTTCGTTATTGACGGGTCCGATAGTGCGACGGGCGCGGCGATTGTCTCGGGTGTGGCGGGCAACGGTGACGCCGCGATTCGCCTCCAAGCCTATGACGGAAACGCATGGGTGACGGTTGCCCAACTGTCAGATGCGAATAGCAATGCGACGTTTAGCGCGGATTGGCACACGCAGTTTAATCGGATTATGGTCAACGGTGGCGGGAGTCCAAGCACGGGCGACCAACGCCTTGAGGTGACGAATGTCTCGGGAGCCACAGCCGACTTTTCGGCAGACGGGGATGAGAGATAATGCCGGTGAAAGAAGGCGGGTTACGTGGGAGTCTGCGGAATGTGTCAACGGATGTTGGTATACCCGACAGCGCAATCATTCAGTTCGATGCAACACAAGAGGCGTTTGCTGATGGTGACTCTGTTTCAACGCTCACGGATCAGCTGGGTAATAACGACATAACAGGGAACGCGACATACGTAACTAACGTCCAAAACGGAAACGCAGTATATCGTTTTGACGGTACTGACGATGGGTTTGAGGGAGCCGTATCTACTCTCACACAACCGCTCACAATAATCGCAGTTGTCGTCAATGCAGCGCAGATTGATGGGAATAATAATACTGATCGAGAAATGATAGTGACGAATGATGTTGGGGGCGGGAATTCTGATGAGGCTGCTCTGTATTGGGAGGGAAACGATAATCATAACTGGCGGCTGGCATCAAATAGACCATCACAATTCTCTAATCTTGATGGAACTGATGAACCTGCTCCCATAGTATTGTCGGGAGTGTATGATTCAACAAACTCGTTACTTAGAGAAAACGGGTCTACTGTTGCGACTGGAGATACAGGTGAATTCGATTGGGGAGGCTCATTGACAGTTGGGCTGCGAAATGATGGCATTTCTAACTTTCTTAATGGCGACATCGGAGAAATCGTATTTTATGATTCAAATCTTAACTCCACAGACAAACTAAGTGACGAGGAAGAGCGGTTCGCAAATAAGTGGGGGCCAACGCTTGCGTGACTCGGTATCTGAGTCTTTCACACCACAACAATGACAAACGTCCCCGAATCTACGCTTGAGACGGAGCAGGGCCTTGATTATACGTATAGGTATACGTATGATTACGGCATCCTTGCCGACGACGCACTTGCCGCGATAGCGTCGGCCGTCGCCACGACCGAGGCAAATAGCCTTGCGGTCGGGGAGGCCACAACTGCGGCCACGGCCACGGCGACAACTATAGCGGCGGCCGACGTTGACAATATCGTTACCACATCAACTGCGACGCCGCAAACCACGGCAAGCACAACCACCACAAGCGCAAGCGCGAGCGTAGCACAGGCCGCGGCATCAGCGGAAGCCACAACAACAACCGTTTCCGACGCGCAAATCCCGGCAACGGCCACGGCGCAAACAACGGCGAGTTCGACAACGACGAGTGCGGGCGCGGCGGTGACGGCGACGACAGCCACGACAACGACAACAGCAACGGCCGAGAAGGGGCAACGCGGTGTCACGGCGGCCACTCAATCAACCAAGTCAACAACGGGAGCAATCGGTGAAGCGGACGCGGTTGCGGCCACGGAACAGACAACCAGCGCCGAGACGATTGCGCCGACTACTATCGGAATTGAAATCCACCGCGTCACCGACCGAGAGGTTGACCGAAAACTTAGGGCGGACGCGCGTGAAGGACGCATATGAGCGTCACAATAGACGCGTCCGACCCCATCCCGCGGACGGACACAAAGCGACTCCCGTTTACAATCGTTGAGGATGACACGGGCGACCCGGTGAATCTCGCGGGCGCAACAATTGAGTGGTCACTTCGCCAGCGGACCCCATATCCCGAGGCGCTATCTTTGTCGGACTCAGGCGTGTCGGTTATTGAGCGGGATAATGACGCCGGCACGTTTACGATTGAGATTGAGCAAAACGCGACCGAAGATTTAGAGTTTGCTACCTACCGCGAGCAACTGCGTATTGTGGACGGGAACGGCAATCAGACGACGTGGATCGGCGAAGTGCCGATTGTTGAGGACCGATAAATGGCAGAGTTCACAGTTACGCGCGACGGTAGCACGCAAGAGGACGCCGTGTATGACGTTGCGCCACTTGTTGATACGGCAAACCCGTTCGGGGATTATGCCGTGTTCAAGTTAGACGACCGCGGTGGAAACAAGTTTGATAAATATCAACGCGGCACGCGCATTGACGTGTCTATCACCGAGGACGGGACCACCGTAAACCGCTTTACGGGTTACGTCGTAGAACCCCGAGAAAACGAACAGCAAGGCGCAGACGCGCTTGAGGTAGAGGCGTATAGTTTTGACCAATTCTTGCGCCGAAACACCGTCACGAACGACCAACGCGGCAACACAATCACCCAAGCCCTCGCCGACATAATCCAAACCGATACGCCCGTCTCATACGTCGCGGGCAACGTGGACGTGGGCGACAACCAAGAACTCACCCGCTCCTATCAGGGCGAAGCCGTCGAGAACGTCCTACGGGACTTTGCGTTCAAGAGCAACAACGAGGAGTTCGGCGTGAACGACGATCTTGAGTTCTTTTTCCAACAACGCGAAACGCGGCATATTGACCGCGGGATTGATAATACCCAATGGTTCCGGTACGATATTCCCGAACTCGGCAAAGAGGCAATCAACGAGGTAGAGGTGTGGTTTGACGACGGCGAGGAGTCTGTCATCGTTGATGACGGGACGGACAAACTTGACTTACAGGATAACCTCGGCCTCCCGTCGCCGGGCACGCAACGCGCGGAGCTTAACCGCCCGCTTGTCACCGATATTACCGACGCCGAAGACATTGGGCGCAAATACCTCAACTTTCGTAATTCCACGCTTTCGGGCACGGTTACAACGTTCGGGTTGTATGACGCCGAGCCGGGCGACACAATTGACATAACAATTGATGCCCGTGGCATTGATTCGGAGTTCGTGATTGCCGGCGTTGAGTATCGCTGGGGCGTTGACGAGACGATATTGACAATCATAGAGCGTCGAGGAGACGTTGATAGTATCCTCGCGGACCTCAACGAGAGCGTCCAGCGCGTGGAAATGGAGGGCGCGAACAGGGACGCGCCGAGCAACCGGATCACAACGACGAACGCGACCGCGATTGTTGACGTGTCTGTTGACGCGGACAGCACCACGCCGGACGCAACCCGCTTTGTGAACGACGGCCGGCGCGTAGTTCGTGACGGGTGGCGTGGCGCGGAGCTGCCGGACGTGGCAACCCTCGTTGTGGGTGACGACGGGACTGGCCTCTCGCGGTCGAACACCGAACTCCGCAACCAAACCAATAGCGCAAGCGTCACACAATCGCTCCCCGACGCGACAAGCGTGGAGTTTAGTGCGTCGGTCACACAGACAGATGTTCAAGAAATCGGCTTAGAGACGGCAGACGGGCGGCTCATAACGCGCGCGGTGTTTGCTTCGCCCGTGGACCTCAACGGCAGCGTGACGGTCACACTCGCCGTGAGCAACGACGCAAGCGTGTCGCGGGGCGTGATTACCAACGACGGGCAAACCGCCGTGCGCGACGTGCTGGCCGACAACAGCCCGGCGCTCCCCGACGCCTACGCGTATGGGCGTGACGGGACGGCCGTCTCGGTGTCCGATACCGCACTCGGCGATGAGGCAACAGAGGTGTCACTTGAGAACGTGTCACTCCGAACGCTTGACACCGACACCGAATGGTCGGACGGAGTTGACGAGGCGTTTGACACGACGCCGTTAGAAGTTTCCGGTGGGGAACTCAAAACGCAGCAGATCGCATGGACAACCGAAGCCGAAAACTTTGACTCGGCAGACGAGGGCGCGACGGTCGGCCCCGACGACTCAAGCGAATTTAGTAACGGCGATTGGGTCGCCTTTGCGACAAGCGACAACTTCGCCGAGTATAGTTTCACGGTCGGATATGACAACACGACCGACCTCAAGGCTCGAATCAGGTTTAGCACCGACACGGACGGTGGCGACGACGCGGCAGCGTTTGACGCCGTGTTGATTGACCCAAGCGGCGCGGAAGCGTCGCGCGTTCAGGTGATCGGTGATGGCGCAACGCTAAGTTCGCCGATTTGGGAGGACATAAACGAACCCGCGGCGACGCTTGAACCGGGCGAGTGGACCCTTCGCTTAGAGTGTATCACATCATCAACGGCGTTAGACGACGGCGTAACGTTCATTGACGTGGTTGCGCCGTATGACGCCGGGTTTGAAAGCGATATAACCTTTGACGACACGGTGAACGCTAACGGCTATCTCTCCGGCCCCGAACGCTACCCGTCGCTCATTGAAGCCGATGTAACGACCACAACCACGCGACGCGACCTCACCGAAGCGGACGTTACCTCAACGTGGAATGACATTAGCAATCAGCAATTCATTGAGGCGCGGATCGGGACCGACGCGTTCACCCGTGCCAACAACTCCGACACGCTCTCAATCACGGGCGGGCCGGAGCGCGGGCTTAACGTGCGTTTTGGCTTGTCCCGGTTCGGGCAAACGGGCGCGACCCCGACGAACGGCGCGAACGGCCAAGCGATTGATGTAGCCAACTTTTCAGGCAACCCGGCCGCGGTTATACCTGATAACATCGGTGAAACGGTGACGCGGGCCGTCGTCTCCCCTGGAACGCTCACCGGAGAGACAATCAAAGAAGCGGGACTCAAGAACGACGCGGGCAACTTGCTCTTAACGCGTCACCGCCTCGCGGAGTTCACGGTAGAGCAAGGCCAGAGAATTGCGAGCGCGGAGACAAGTCAATTCACGGGTGACAACTAACTAATTTCACTTTTACTGTGGGGACGGCGTAGAATCAAGTATCCTGCCGCCGTATGCGAAAAAGCCATGCGTCATAGCATGACGCGGCGACAAGCTCTCATTGGAACTGGGGCGCTTGTCTCCGCTACGACCGTAGGTATAGCAGCGACTACTAATCAAGCCTCGGCTACCGTCACGGGTGAGTTTACTATCCCGGACGGTGAGACGGTGTTGGCCGACACGGAGCTCCAAGACGTGCGGCTCAAATGCGACGCCGAATACGGATATTCGGCCAATGCGCCGATCCACGGATTAGAATTAGAATTACACGTCGGCGCGACCCCCGACACGGTAGACTTGATTGCGCGTACCGAGCGCACCGACCTCGGCACCGACGAACTCACCGGCACCGAAACCATCTCGGGATCGCTGGCGTCGGCGTCAGACTTTGCGATTAGTGACTTTCAGCCGACCAACGGCGAACTCCGCCGCACGGTGGTCGCGGAGTTGCGCTTGTACGTCCTTCGCAACGAGGAAGTGGTTACAACGGCGTCACAGACGGACACGTTTGAAGTGACGGTGAAAAACGAGGAGTTGAAAGTTAATATGACGCTCGGCGGCACGGGCGAGGTGGTCTTTGAGACGGGCTAACCCGTCGCGCGGCGGTCGTTAATTTCGTCTATTTTTTCATAGACATTATTCCGCCGACCACACCGGAGAACGCGCAAGTTCGGCTTTTGGAGTTCAAGCACGGCACGGGCGTCACCAACCCGGACGCGGAATAAACCCGGCTGTCCCTCAAGCATCTTTGCGTCGGGGTGTTTGGTCGGTTCCCGTTCGTGCGCCACTTCAACAAGCGTCTCCGTCAGACGCTCCCGCAGCGCGCTATCAAGCGTTTGAAGCTCGCGTTTCGCAGTCGTGTGGATTTCGAGATTGTATTGTGTCACACCGCGGCATACACGCGCCGCCGACTAAAGTCCCAACCTATTCAGATTACAGTATGTGTAACCTTTATGTACTTGGGGCTATAACGTGTGAGTGTAGCCGGTGATAATCCCGGCACAAACCACCCATGACGGACTACACGGTCGCCGACAACCTTCGCACCGACCTCAAAATGATGGCCGACGACCGCGGTGAGATCACCGCCGACCGTCCGACGCTCACCGTGACGTACACGACTCCGCAGGGCAACCAACGGACCCGCACGGGTGACGTGTGGCGCGTGTCTGACGGCCGGGCCTTCGACGACGCGGTGATTCGGTTTTCTGCGAACGCTGGCGAGACGGACGAGGACGCGTATTTCATCCGCGTTCGTCACGGTGACATGACGCTTGTGAGTGTTTCCGAGCGTGGCACCGAAACGGCCCTCGGCGCGGTTGTGTCCGTTGCGGTTGACGGCCTCCCCGCCGAGAAAGAGCGTGCGGTTGCGGACGGTGGCGACACAATCCGCACGACTGTCGTGGACGCCGCGCTTGCGGGCGTCACCGACGACCCGGACGTGACCGCCGCCGTGGCCGACGTTGAGCCGGACGCGACCCTTGCCGCGTGTCGGAGCAACGACCCGTTGCTTGACTTTGACGAGTACATGGAGGTCCACGCATGACAGACACCGAGACTATTACGATTGAAGTCACGGAACAGCAATACTACGACGCGCTACACGCAATTAACGCCCGCGAGTACGAGATGGGCGAAGACGAACGGATCGACCAAGAGCGTGTTATGGCGCTCACAAACGTCTGGGCGCAAATATACCGTGGCGGTAAAGACGCATTTCGTGAGGGCGACAAATGAACCACATGACGCTATACAAAGTTTCTGACGGCGATCGCCCGGCGTTTGAAACGTCGGACGCGGAACGTGCGGCGTGGTACTCGCGGAATGGCCACCGTGTGACTGCGCGCACGGTCCCGGCGTAACCACCGCTTGTAAGCCGGATTCATCCCCGGCCGGTGGCCTCGGGCTTTCGGCACACGGCCCGACTGCGGTGGGTGGCGACCGACGCCATACGACCATGAACGACAACACACGACACACGGTGAGCGAATCGGCCGATAAGATAACGCTCAAGACGAACGTGAAACGCGGCAGCGGGACGCGTGACCAAGACAAGGTAACGGTGAAAGTCAAAGGGCGCGATCCGGACGCGTCGGCGACGAAGCTCAAGGCCGTGCTTGACGCGCTTGACGAGGAGGGCGTCACCGACCACCTACGCGCAACGCAACCGGGGGCGACCGATGAGTAAGTACGTGATTATCCGCGGTGACAACCGCAAGGAGTTTGACGACAAGGACGCCTTCGAGGACACCGTGGACTTTCTCGACAAGCAAGGCGAGGAGTTCACGACCGAGACGCCCGGTCCCGAGACGGACGGTGGGGAGTGGACGCCCGGCGACGACGGCACGCCCGCCGCGGCCGACGACGACCCGCAGCTAATCAGCCACCCGATTGCGTACCTGCGTGGGATCAACGACGACTTTGTGAACGTGATTCAGGGCACGCCCGCGATTTCAAAGCGCGGGTTCCGCTACATGCAAACGGAACTCGGGATTAGCACCGAAGCTGAGGTTGTTGAGACGCTTGACGACCCGGTTGGGGTGATTGTCCACGCCCGCGCCGAAGGACCAAACGGCCGCTGCGCCGAAGCCGACGGCGAGGGGGACCGTACCGA